CCCGACTTCGCGACGCGGCGACAGGAGGCGTTCAACGCGCTCTCGCAGATCGCGGCCTCCAACCAGGAGCTCATGCTGCTGGTGGGGGACCTGCTCTTCAAGTCCGCGGACTTCGAGTACGCCGACGAGATCGCCGAGCGCATGGAGCGGATGGTGCCCGCCCAGGCCAAGGGCGACGGACCTCCGCCGCAGGTGCTGGCTCTGCAGAAGCAGGTGCAGGCGCTCTCGCAGATGCTCGAAACCCTCTCGCAGAAGGCCCAGGAGCAGCAATTGGCGCTGAAGGACAAGTCCGCCAAGACGGCGGAAGGCGCGGAACAGAAGATCATCGACGCCTACGAGGCCGAGACCCGCAGGCTGGCGGTGTTCAAGGACTTCCTGGCGGCCGAGCCGGAAGCGGCCATGGCGCTGGTGCGGCAGGTGGTGAGCGACGCGCTGGATACCAATGTCGTCGTCCCCATGGGAGCGGCCGCGTGAGCCAGCTGTTCCGCGTGCTCTGCCGGGCCTGTGGCTGGTCGAGCACCACGCGCTTCGCCCAGCCGGGGAGAGACCAGCGCTGTCCGGCCTGCCGCTCGGGACAGCCGCTCTACAGGGGCGCGGGAGGAACGCGATGAGCCAGAAGATCATCCACTGGCGCATCGCCAAGACCGCCAAGGCGATCGCCGCCGCCGCCTATGAGGAGCTCGTCCGCGAGGACGCGTTCTATCGGGCGCACAGGTCGATAGCCCACTACGTCGCGAAGAACTGGCGTCACTACATCCCGTTCGCTAGGCAGGCGTTGGTGGCGATGCTCGCCAAGGACTACAGCCATGCCATCGCGCTCGGGACCTACACCGCCCAGGGCGTCGATGACATGAAGGCAGAGATCTACGAATGCCTGTTGCTGGACGGCGGCTTCAAGGCGCCAGCCGAACAGACGCAGGCGATCATCCACTAGGACTCGCGAGGGCTTAGGGCCCAGCGGCACGGCGAACGCCTCGCGATAGCCGCCGCAGATCGAATCCGGCCCATCGGCCGTGCGCTGCCCGTGGCTTACACGGGACCTACCCAAAGAGACCTGATGTCTGAAGCCCCCGACACCGAGGCGGAAGTCCTCGCGCCTGCCGAAAATCCCGCCGCTGAGGCCCCTGAAGCCGCTGAGGCTCCCGAGGGTGCAGCGGAGGCCGAAGAAGCCGCTGGCGAGCCGTCTGAGGCCCGCGAGGCGGCTCCTGAGCCGGAACGCAAGCCCAAGAACCCGATCTCGGCCTTGCAAGGCCGCGTCGGCCACCTGACCAAGACCATCCACCAGAAGGACGCCGACCTCGCCGAGCGGGACCGCCAGATCGCCGCCTACAGGGCGCTTCTGGAGGCCCAAGGCAAGCTTCCCGATGGCGAGGAGGCTCCCGTCCCCCCGCGCGCTGCGACCCAGCCCGCGCCCGGCACGCCGGAGTTCGACCGGCTGGTTGAAGAAAGGGCCGCCGCGAAGGCCGCCGAGCGCGAGTTCGATACGCAGTGCAACGCCATCGCCGAGACGGGCAAGGAGAAATACGGCGCGGCCTTCGAGGAGGGCGTCGCCAACCTCAACGCCCTTGGCCTGATCAACGTGCCCGTGGTTCAGGCCGCCATCGCCACCGGCGCGGCGCCCGACGTCATCAACGCGCTGGGGGCCGATGTCGACGAGGCCGCCCGCATCGCAGGCCTCGGGCCGGTCCAGATGGGCGTCGAGCTCGCCAAGCTGGCGCTGAAGCTGCAGTCCCCGAAGGACGCCAAGCAGGTGTCGCGCGCGCCTGCGCCCATCAAGCCCGTAGGCGGCGCCGCAACGGTCGAGACCGATGTCTACGACCCTAACCTGTCGATGGAGGAATACATCCGGCGCCGCAAGGCGCAGGGCTCCCGCTGGGCGAAGTAGCCTAGCTCTCTCGCCGTCGTGGGCCGGCTAAAGCCCATGCGCTCGCTGTAGCCGGTTCAGCCCCGGACCCAAGCCGACCATGTGGATGCGCGCCCGTTCCGCCGGGCGCTTCCTCTCATCCCTCTCCACTGGCGCACCCATCCGCAAACCAGACGGCGATCTCATTGATCCGCCAGGAGAAAACCCATGGCCGGCAACAGCCTGCTTACGATCGACATGATCACCCAAGAGGCGGTCATGATCTTCAAGAACTCCAACGCCTTCATGCAGAACATCTCGACGCAGTTCGATGACTCATTCGGCATCCAGGGCGCCAAGATCGGCTCGACGCTGCGCGTCCGCCTGCCGCTCGACTACATCGTCACCGATGGCCCCGGCCTGTCGGCGCAGGATTCGGTGGAGCAGCAGACCACGCTGACGCTGGCCACCCAGCGCCACGTCGACCTGACCTTCACCTCGGCCGAGGAGACCTTGAAGGTGGACGATTATGCCAACCGCTTCCTGCTGCCCGCGACCAACAACCTCGCCGGCAACGTGGCCTCGACCATCATGGCCGGCTCCGAAGGCGGCATCTGCAACATCGTCGCCAACTTCGACAACGCCGCCACGCCGAACATCACCCGCCCCACCCTGGAGACGGTGCTGAGCTCGCAGGCGTCGCTGGCGGAGAACTCTGCGCCCACCCTCGACCACAAGTTCGTGCTGGACCCGCGGACCATGGCCCGCATGGTCTCCACGCTCTCGGGTCTGCTCAATCCGTCGACCGACATCTCCAAGCAGTATCGCGACGGCTACGTCTACAACGCCGCGGGCTACGTGTGGATGCAGGACCAGACGGCGATCAAGCACACCACCGGCAGCTTCTCGGCCGGAACGGTGAACGGCGCCGCCCAGACGGGGACCACCCTTGTCACCAACGCCATCACCGGCACGCTGAAGAAAGGCGACATCATCACCATCGCCGGGGTGAACGCAGTCAACCGCGTCACCAAGCAGTCGCTGCAGACCGTCCGTCAGTTCGTGGTCACCGCCGACGTGGCCTCGGGCGCGACCGCGATCCCGATCTATCCGGCCATCGTGCCGGGCGGCGCGGGCTACGACGCAGCGACCGGCAATGGCGCGCAGCAGTATCAGACGGTCGACGCCTCGCCGGCCAACGCGGCGGTGATCTCGCTGTTCAACAAGGCGAGCGAGGTCTACCGCAAGAACATCGCCTTCGCCCCCGAAGCGGTGACGATGGTCACGGCCGACCTCGGGAAGCCGCCGAATGTCGAGTGTGCGCGCAAGGCCTACGATGGCGTGTCGCTGCGCACGCTGCGGGCCTATGTGCCCGGCACGGACCAGACGGTGACGCGCCTGGATATCCTGTTCGGGTTCCTCTACGTGCGCCCCGAGTGGGGCGTCATCGTCGCCGACTCGATCAGCTAGGCCTGCAGCGGGCGGGGTTCCTTCCGGGGCCCCGCCCATTTCCGCAATGAGCGACGACAAAGCCAGAGGCCGTTCGGCCGCCCGCCAGGTCCGGTCCGTGAGCCATCCGCGGGGCGGGGGGCATTCGCCTTACCGCTTCCGCCGCGAGCCCAACACCTACGACCCCCTGCACCCGCATCGCCGCCACGGAGGCCGCAACATGGAATTCCAGGAATACCCCAAGTGGCTGCATTTCGAGGGCGAGCCATCGGTGCTGGTGCAGGACGCTGACGAAGAGGCTGCGGCGCTGGCCGAGCGCGCGCCTGCGCCGACGCCGGAAACCGCGGCGGCCAAGCCTAGGAAAACCCCGGTCACGCAGGCGGAGTAGCGGCTGTGACGCCGGCCGATCTCATCGCGCTCGCCCTGGTGGACGCCGGCATCGTCGGCCAGGGCCAGACCGCGAAAGCCGAAGACACCAACAACGCCTTCACCCGATTCAACTGGATGGTCAGCCAGTGGGCGAGGAAGCGCTGGCTCGTCTGGCATCTGCTGGACGTGGTGAAGACCGCGACGGGCGCGCTCTCCTACACGGTGGGACCGGGCCTCGACTTCGACACGACGCGCCCGGACCGCATCGAGAGCGCCTTCGCGCGGCAGATCCTTCCCTCGCAGGGCAGCCCGATCGATTACGCTCTGCAGATCATCCAGTCGAAGGAAGACTACAACCTCATCGCGATGAAGACGCTGGGGACCTGGCCCTCATGCGTCTTCTACGATTCCGGCTGGCCGACGGGGACCGTGTTCTTCTGGCCGCTGCCGCAAGCGGGCCAGTTCGATCTCCACATCACCATCAAGCAGCCGATCGATCAGTTCGCGTCCCTGACCAGCGACCTGAACATGCCGCCAGAGTACGAAGCGGCGATCTATCACAACCTCGTGGTCCGCCTGCGCTCCGCCTACCAGCTCCCATCGGACCCGGTGCAGGTGGACCTCGCCAAGGAAGCGCTCAACGTGCTGCGGGGCGCCAACGCGCAGATCGCCACGCTCAGGATGCCTCGCGCCGTGGTCGGCCGCGGGCGCATGTACAACGTCTACAGCGATGGGTACTAGGCCGTGGGCCGCGTCGCGCTGACGGGGGGCTTCTACGATGCGCCGAGCCTGAGCGCAGACGCCCAGCGCTGCCTCAATCTGTTCCCCGAGCGCAATCCCGACGATGCGCCCTATCCCTACACCTACTATCTCCGTCCGGCGCTGAAGCGGCTGGCGACCGCGGAAGGCGGCCAGTGGCGCGGCCTTTACCTATCAGGAGTCGGCGGCCTCTACGGCGTCTGC